GATTTCCAACCTTTTTGCTTGGTGCTTTAAGGTCGCTTCCAGGATTTTCTCTTTCGTAACTTTTTCTTCCTTTTTCATTTAAGCCTCCGCTTTTGTTTTTACCAGACTTTTTTGTCCAAGCGGCTCCCTCATCGACCAATCCTAATTCTTTTCTTTTCTCATACAAATCAGGATGTGGTGCGTAGAGTGGACCCTGATAATCTTTTTTAGTAATTGTTTCTTCTTCAATAATATCTGCATCTTCTGCTGCTTTCCTCTTCTCAGCATCAGTTGCATCCATCACCGAGTACTTGTCCCATCCAGCAGGACCATAACCACATACAGAACGCTTCTCTTTCTTACCGCACAAACGACAATACCGTTCTTCATTCTTGTTCTTTCCAGAACAATCTTCTGCCTGAATTGCAGCAGTGAATTCTCGGATGTCGTTAAGATATTTCATTTGAAATTTTTCGGAAGCGCTGATTTAATCTCATTCATCAGTTTCTTACACTCCCCGTCACTGAGTGCACGAGGTATACCTTGGCGGAATGTATCAAAGTCGTCTGCAAATGCAGCACGCCTCATCTTAGTTCCAGAGATAGCAAATGTATCACCATCTGCATCACGATTGCCAGAAGAAACTATATCGAGAGATCGAAAATAATATTCAGTACCATTATATTTATGCAACCACTGAAATGCAGCTACTCTATCTGATCCGACAACCAACACAGCATCATCATATCCTGCTGCTTGAATGTCTTTGAGGCATTCGATCACATCTTTCCTAGCACCAATGATGTTCTTAGCATACTGCCTGAACATCTTCTTCATATACGAAACTTTATTTTCTGGCTTGAGAGGGTTTTTACCCTTGCTATCGTGAGAACGAGAGGTATAGATGCGCCAATCACAATTACGAGCAGCATTTTTAACTCCTTCTATGTTTTCTTGGTGTCCAATGGTTGGTGGTTGGAATCGTCCGAATGTAAAATAACAACATTTGTAGATATGTTCTATCGCCATTGCTTCTGAATCGTGAAGTTGTTGTAAGCAAACTCAATACGATTAACCAACTTAATCATATCACCATCCTGGTGCAGAACGTATCCCTCTGGAGTTGTGACCTTATAACCCTTGTCGGTTTGAACAAACGTCCTGAACTGTTCAAGGTGATCTAGTTTATCTATAATAAACTTCTTCGCAATTTGCATCTCTTTATAAAGAGCGAGCATCGCTTTGAACATACGCTCATTCTCGTTTAGATATGCTTCACTCTCATACACCAGTTTACGCTTAGCAGTCAGGTTCTTCTCTGTCTTAATCTTACCAAGTTCCTTCTTCATCTTCTCGTGGTAGAAAATGATTAGGTTGTCAAGAGATCGACGAACATTTGTGATCGTTCTACCTTCACGAATCTCGTTATTAAAATACTGTTTCAAATATGAAGCAACGTGAAACTTTTTATCTCCAGTTGTTCCTGTGTTTTCCACAAGATTGTCCAAGAATTCCCCACAAATTCCACACATTCTCTCAATTTTTTGAATTGAGTCGTTGAATTTACGTACATCTTGGTCACTCAGAGTAACTTCATTGACAGGTGTGTCGTTAGAAATAACCGCACACTCAGCAACATTGTTGAACTGATTGATAGGAGCACCTGCCAGTGCTTGCATAGACTGGAAGTCATCACCTCTATAGTGAGTATGAAATACTACACCAATCTTTGCTTGTCCTACCTTCTTACCGATAGGATGGTCAACAGGAATACCATATGTGATTGTGTTAGGACGGAAGGTATATAATTTTTCGCCTTGAATATTTTCTACAGATCGTGAACTATCGGTGAACAAGAGATCGCCTTGCACGATGCCACGGATATTCAGTTTCTTAAAATACTTAAGAGAGAATTTAAGTTTCTCTGCCAAGTCACCTTCATACCACTGGTCAACATCTTCATCAGTGATGCAGAGTTTGGGTGACTTGGCAAAGACTGACTTGGTACCCACAAAGAACTGACCACTGTTAGGATCAGTCCCACAAATAACTGAGGGTGCACCATCCCACTTGGTCTGCATAAAACCTTTGGAGTCTGCCTGGTGCCCTAGCATACGTGCCAGTTCCTCCAGGAAGGACACAGCAGCGTGGCATCCCACGACTCCATAGTTCAGCATCTCATCTTCCAAGTGCTCAAGGTGTTTGAGCTGAGTTACATTAGCCATCTTGGTAGTCCTTGCGTCCTGAATCGTCAGTTGCAAACGAGAAATCAAGTTCATCAGCGAACTTATAGCCCGATTGTAGTTTGTCAGGATAGACTTTGCCGCCTGAGGTGTCACGGATGTTAAAACGGAACTCGATCATTGGTGTCTTGACTATCATATTAACACGCTTACCCTCGCCCGTCTGCCCACCGTAGTACACATCCACACCTGTCACACCGTTCGCCACAGCGTCCACAAATGCTTTGGTCATCTTGAAATTTTTAATATATCCACCCTTCTGCTTGTGGCAGTAATGATATCCATAACCAATAGATCCTTTGATCATTGATTTGAGTAGCACCTGATCATAGGAAGCATTCTTTTCTACGGTACCACTAGTTACTTCTCCACGTTTTGCTTCCTGAAATATCTTACAGAACAACTCATTATTAATTCCGAAAGTTTTTAAGATAGCAACACCAGTAGGATCAGTAATCAAACCATCCTCAATTTGTCGTGCTGACAATGATCTAGCAACACCTAGGTTTGACATAGTGGTAGTACCACTAGTTTTCAAAGACAAATATATGGTCTCATCTGTGCCATTCTTTGCACGTATAGTAATATCAGTAACTGTCTTCCCAATATCATAATTGGCAGATGTTGCTTCACCAATCATCCAACTATTGCCTACGATTGACATAGGTCTTTTCTTGTTCAGTTCACCCTCAGGTGTTACCTCCACAAGATGACAAGATTCTAAATCATAGATCTTGATAATATCTTTAGCAAAACTCTGGAATGGTCCAGGTGGTATTACTCCCTCTTCTTTCCACGTATACAAATACTCAGAGAGCTCTTGTTCAAACAAGTTACCCCTGTTGCCAGCACCTCTCTGTCCTCTAGATCCATCTCCAAATGAAAGAGTGAGTCCAGAATCAGAAAGGTTAAATTCTTTTTTAATATCCGCGAGACTGTAATCTTCTTTCAGTGCACGGGCAATTTTAACTTGGTTTGGTTTTGTCTCATCGAACGCTAGTGGACCTGGCAATTTAGTTTCATACTTCTCGTGCAACCCTGTCCACAATCGTAAGATAGCAGATGCTTTCTTAGTATTACTCGGTTGCAACTTTCGTACTAACTTTCCAGCATCCTTGGCGTTCTCTGGAATCTTATTATACGCCATAAAAAAGACCTCCCAGTCTTATTTAGAGGGAGGTCAGAACATAAATTTTTGTTCCTTTAACCACTTAGCGGTAAGTGGTGTGGGTTTGTATACTTCCCACATAGGAGTGTCACTTGCACACGCTTGCAATCCTTCACGAGTATAGGTGTCAGAGAATGCTGCATACATTGCTTCTGCCTCATAAGGAACTGCGCTTGGTGGATAAGTCTTCTCAGCACCACGTTGAATCCAATCAGGAACAAACCCATCTTGCCACACAACAGCAGTAAATGTATTGTCCAGAGTGCCTGCCATACAATCTTGTACTGCGTGCCAACCCTCGTGACGGACAACTTTGACCATCATCGTAGGATTATCAAGGTACCTTTCGTTCAGAAAAAAGTTATTCCCTTGGACTGAATACAGACCACGGGTCATCATATAAAAATACTTGTCTGGAGCAAGAAATACTCGGATACCTGATGCGTTTGCATACTGAAGAATATCATTCAGTTCGTCTTTAAACTGAAGATACCCAGGACCAAAATCTCCCCAGTCCTTTACCTCACGTACACCATCAACGCATTCACGAAGCATCATACATCCCATTGCAGCGTGACTGCGAGGTCTGAGTGGTCCTTCTGAAGATTGGATGGGATCAGCTGCAACAGGAACAGTTGCTCCGTGCAGCATACCCAGGAGAAAACCAGACGCGATTGCTAATTTCATTCTTCATCTTCCTTTTCTTCTTTTTTCTTATTGAAACCAAATGGTCCTGAAAGTTTATCTTCGAGTTTTTGCTTGAGAGCGATGCCACCAACAGTCTCCATAATTTTGAGAATGTCTTCTGGTTTGGCATCTTCCCCAAGTTCTTTAGCAATGTACCAATACTTTGGCCAGAACTCTTCGCCTGCTTTTTGGTAATCTTCTACGGTAAGTGTTTTCATCAAATGTCTCCTTCCTTACGATTTTCAGAGAAGTACACGTCAAACGTTCCATCAGGATAACGTGCTGCCAGTTTAATCATATTCTGCTTAAGAATATGTTCAATATCAACATCGAGAGCAAGACAAGCTTGAGTGATATACCACATCACATCACCAAGTTCTTTAACCATATGAATACGAGACTCAGGATTAAGTTGCTTACCTTGGAATGCAATCTTCTTAACGATCTCAGTAAACTCACCACCTTCAGCAGAGATACCTACAGCAGCAGTAAGAAGACGAGAAATGGGAACGTTAGATTCGTCAAGTTGCTCAATAGTCCGAATGAATTCAGCATTGGACTTACTAGGCATACTGGTTACTTGATCTACGAACTCAGTATACTTGTTCAAATCAATGGTCATACTACAAAGTCAGAAAATTTTGATTGGGATCCCTTAGAAAAATCGGGACTAAAGTTTTGGTCTACCATTTGAGCAGCAGACTCGGCGTCCGTAGACTGCTCTACATCATACAGCTTCATCTTCGCTCTGTCAATACCCACCAGGAATCTTCGGTGCATTGTAAGATCGTTATACCTGTTCTTGAGTTGCTTAACCATAATCTGATTCTGTGCCTCAAGTTCTTCAGTGCTAATAAGAGCAAACATAAGATCTGCAGTAGCGGGTAGACCAAAAGACTCAGAAGTGTCGGTAAGATCAACGTCGCTATTGCCAAAACCAGACCTAGTAGTCTGAGTAGCAGAAACAATTGGGACATCGCATTCAACAGCGAGACCGCGAAGTTCTTCAGCAATCGCTTTAACGTACGTGTAACTATTGACAATCGCACCTTTATACCTCGCTGATGCACAGATGTTTAGATAATCTACGAAGATAATGTCTGGTTTGAACGACTTCTTAAGTGCCAGTTCAGACAGTAATGAACGGAGATGTCCTACGTGTGCAGAAGCAGTAGGATATTCTTTAATGATCAATGTACCTTGAGTCTTTCTAGCAATATCTGCCACCTTAGACTCAAAGATCATCCTAGGTAGTTCAGGGATGTCTTTAATATTTACACCAATAAGGTTAGCATCGATGCGCTCAGCAATCTTTTCTTCTGACATTTCCATCGTAATGTACAGAACGTTCTTGCCTTGCGAGAGATTAGCAGCAGCACAGTGACACATAAACAAAGACTTACCAACACCAGTGCCAGCAAGGGCAATGTTGAGAGTCTTGTTAGGAATACCACCCTTAGTGATCTTGTTAAAATACTCTAGATCGAAGGGAGTTCTTTCCTCATCTGTGGTGTAGAAATCAAATCTTTCTTGATAGTCATTCAGGTAATCGTGACCAATGTGATCATCAAAGGACACAGACAACGCTTCCTTAAGGATATCAGGAATCGCTTCTCTAGACTTCTGCTGGTCCTTACCATCCGCCAACCTGACAGACTCCATCAGTGCCAAGTAAATAGCACGATCTTTACACCACTTCTCTGTGGCATCAACCAACCATTCCTTCGTCGGATCTTCTTCTACATCCGAGAAAGACTTAATGATACGTCTGACTTCACTATACGTCTGATCAGAAACATCGTCCCGTTTCTCGACTTCAATAAGAACAACCTCTGTGGTCGGGAGACGGTCATACTTATCAGCGAATTGTCGAATCTCTTCGTATACGACCTTTTCCTCAGGTTCGGCATAATAATCTCCTTTTATAAATGGCAAAACCTTGCGGAAGTACTCTTCATTTCTGAAAAGGTTCCGCAAGATTGTGCGTTCAATACGTTCATTCATTACCGTACTTGTATTCTTTTTGTGCTGCTTCGTCTAGTGCTTGCATCACTTCGGGGGTGAAGTACTTGTCTGGATTCGCGAGAATCTGTTTAGGATAAACGCTAGAGCCGCCAACCTTATAACGATTACCGACCCGCTCGAAGACTCCGTACTGTTCACCCAGTTCCAGTAGTCCATAATACTTGTCAAGTCCACGTTCGTCATAGAACAAACGAATTTTTACTTTACTGTTTTCTTTGGTAAACCGACTTTTACGATTCGTGGCAGTAATGATATTGCCAACAACTTCGGTACCGTCTTTCTCCTTCGCCTTCGATAGGAAAATAATGTTAGAAGCAGCGTACTTGAGACCTGTTCCACCGCTCATCTCCTTCATTGGGACATAGGCACCCACAACCTCATAGGTGTGGTTAGTAACCAGCAGTGGTATATTCGCTCGACCGAGATTAAGTGTCAGCACCCTGAAAATAGATTTAATGACCTGCGCACGGGTCATATCACGGGTGTCTTTTCCTGCTGCGGAGTCTTCCATCTCCTTAGAGGTGGATAGGTTACCAAGACTATCTAGGACCATTAGCAGAGGGGGACGTTCATCCTCCTTAAGTTTTTCGTATTCGCTAACAATCTTCATTGCTTGAGTACGAAACTCTTGTACAGTGACGACTGGCACCATACCAACACGTGAGACATCAATCCCACGCTCAGACATCATATCCTTAGATAGGGCGGATTCAGACTCAAAATAGATGACGTTCCCAGTAGGATTAGAATCAAGGAAATGACGAACGACACTGAGAGCAAAAAAAGTCTTTCCAGTGCTTGATTCTCCTGCAAGGGCAGTAACCTTATTGGAAGGAATACCTCCATAAATCGAACCACTAACAAGGGCATTAAAAATATAAGACCCAGTATCAACGAAGCTAACAGTGTCACCTGCAGCAACGCCATCATCAACAATTGAGGCGTACTCATTGCCGATCTCTTTAATTACAGTATTTAAAAATGACATCAGAAGAATTCTAAAAGGTTACCAGAGCGTTCCGCCTTCCAACCAATACATTCTAGCACAGAACGCAACGGTTCGTAGAATGCTTTTTCAAATTGCTTATCGTGATCGATGTACTTCTCAAGATTGAACTCGTGTGGAAGGTCTTGGAAGAATGAGATGACGTTCTCCTGAATTGGATTTGGTGTCTTCAGGTAACAGAACTTGATCTTCTCACCCTCTTGAATGCGAGCGTGCTTGTTCTCGATCTGATGTTTCTTGAGGTAGTGGTTGTATAGTAGGGCACCACGTACGTGAATAGGGCACCCTTTATGATAGATCTCACCGTAAGGGTGAGCATATTTGATTACTCCATTACATCCACGAGGGAATGCAATGTCTTGGATGTGTGCTTTTCTAGTTTCTGTCTTACATCCGTCAATGAACTCGATCACTGTATCATTGTCGGAAGACATAATCAGTCTGAATGCTTTCTTCAGACGATCTCGGAAGAATTGTGGGACCGAGGAGCGAGCGGTTTCTAGTCCCATAATTTTCATCTTAGGTTCCTTGTATGCAACCCCTTCACTGTTCCAAACGTTGAGAATGTATCGCTTCTTCGCAGTCCAGATACCACGGTCTGCGATGTTCTCACGTTTCATTTGCATTTTCTGCTCATATGCCGAAACATAATCCGCAAGTTTCTGGTAACTAGTATCGATGAATGGTTCCAGTTTCTCTTTGCAGATCTTGTCAAGTATCCGAACAATTGCTGTTTTATCGCTAGACTTATTAGCAAAAAATTTATCAACAAGAGGTCCAAGGTTAAGATAGATGCTGTCAGTGTCTGATGCGATGACATAATCTTTGCCCTTAGTAGACAACAGTGTATTTAGATACACATTTATTTCGTTTTCAATCCATCTAATCGAGACTTGACCGCTAAGAGTAATCGCCTCAGCATTTGCCAGTTTGTAATATCTGAAGTACTCGTTTCCGATGGCACCATAGGCACTGTTGAGTTGGATCTTTCGGGCCATTTGGAAGTTGTTGAATCTGCTAATATCTTTTTGTACATCCAAGGTCGGGGACTCTTCATACGTTTGCTTAGCAGCAAGCATCTTTCTCTTATACTCTTTACGCTCGTCATAGATTTTCTCCATTAGTTCGGGTAGGAATCCGCGCACGTCTTTCCTATACTGTGCTCCATTAGCACAGACAGCATACTCACCATCGACTTCTAGCGTCTCCTTAAGTATTCGATCAACTGAAGCCGTCGGGTGTCGTTCCTCCAGGAGTGTTTCTGGGGAAATATTGTACTGCATAATAAGGTGAGGGTAGAGACTGTTAAGATCAAAATTAACCACCCAGTCATAGATTCCAGGAATCGGTTCTTTGACATATGCACCAGCGTACTTGTCGGACTTTTGGTTTTTATGCTTAGGAGGGATGACGACATCCTTCTTCCTAAGATAGTTATAAATGATGGAATCCCACATACGAACTTGTGAGAAAACATCTTCTAGATTAACCTTGGCATCATAGGCAAGAGTGAATGCCAAGTCCATAAGCTTCATCTTATCTTCAAGTTTGTCAACCAATCGCACGTCGTGGATGTTGTAATCAACAAACTTCTGCCAGTCTTGAGTATAAAATTCTTTGAAGGTATCGAATTCGGAGTGATCTAGTTTCTTCTCGTTTAACTCAACGAATGCGATATGATCTAGGCGATAGGACTCCTGGTTTGTATAAGTGAATTTCTTATACAAATCCAGGTAGTCCAGCACCGTGATTCCCGAAACATCATAAGAGATGTTCTTCCGACCTTTGATATAAATTTCACGGGAACTGAGAAGTTTCCAAGGCGAAAAGAGTTTCGTAGTCTTGTCACCAAGAATACGAGCAAGACGATTACAGATGTATGGAACGTCGAACAGTTGGACATTCCATCCAGTGATCACATCAGGATAATTCTCGATCCACCAAGCGAGGTACTTCTTGAGTAGTTCCTGCTCATTAGCACAGAGTGTGTACGATACATCGGCAGTGGGATTGTGATAGGGGCGAGACCCCCACACGTGATATATCCCAGTAAAACTGTCCTTTACCGAGATAAGTAAGATCTCCTGGTCAGCAGATTCAATGTCGGGAAAACCATTCTCTGCTGCGGTTTCAATATCGATCGTAAACACACGGATCTTACTAGGATCATAACGAACTTCGCCAGGGAAGTTGTCACTAATCCATTGGTAGAGATACGCCTGATTGCCAGAGATCTCAAAACCCTCAACGTCATCATACTGTTGGCAGAATTGCTTACAGTCTTTGATGCCGCCAGGGCGAATGGGACGAACACTCTCACCGTACAAGGTCTTGTACTTGGACTGTCCAGTATTGTCTTTCACATAAAGGGTAGGGTAGAACTCCTCGCGAACGCGGACTTCTTTGGTACCATCATACCCTCTTACAAGAATCCGATCACCAACTTGGTCAACGTTCTTGTAAAACTTCATTGTAACGGGTTACTAGTGCAGGGTGAGGTTCGACGATAGTGAGAATCTGATCGCTGTGGATCATCATCTCATCTTGTATTGTAACGTCTTTCAACCAGCGTGTCAAGTTCCCTTCTTCATCCAAAAGATAGGGTTTGACTAGGCGAACGTCAGGTTCGCCAGGGAGATCTGCCTCAGTCGCTTCCAGCTGCGTCAGGATCACTAGGTCCTTCTTCAGGATTAGAATTTGCAAGTTCGTCATCTGATTCTCCGAATCGTTCAATGTAGTGGTCAATTAGTGGTTTCAGGGGAGTGGTGATGGTGAGGAATGCATCATCCTTAATCAAGAAACGTGACTCAGAAGACAAGGGTACCCAGTTCTCAAAGGTCACATTGGGATTATCTTTGTCTTCGGGATTAGGCATAATCCGCACAATTTGTGGAGAGCGAAGGATGTACCCAATGGGTTTCTGATCATCATCACGCATCTCATACACGTCAGCGACAACATCTTCGCCGCTTTTCATTAAGACCAGTTGGATCGACATAGTAAATTCTTTTACGCTATAGATTATAAATGGACCCCCCGACATTTGTCAAGGGGTCCAGTAATGGCACGCAGGAGGTGTATTATTTAGAGGAAGTCCTTACGCTCAAAGTGTTCGGGAACAATCTTTTGTAGCGCAATTGTCAGCAGACCATCTTCAAACGAAACAGAATCAACTCTCCAGTCTTCAGTCAGAGTCCAAGACCTAGTAAACGATCTCTGAGCAATTCCTTTATGAGAGTAGTTCTTATCCGTTTCACCATCTTCACGTTGCCCTTCCAGGAATAGTTTACCGTGTTCAGTGTAAACAAAGACCTGTTCTTTTTTAAATCCAGCGAGTGCAACTTCAATTACAGTTCTCACGTTGCTCTCGTGGACCACATTATAGGGGGGATAATTCTTTGTGGTTTCGTGCAATGCTCCCAGTCTATCGAACCAGTCTTCAGCACCGATTGAATGGCGAACAATCTTGTCCATCAGATCTGGTAGATCGGCAGCAGTATACCTGACGAGTCTGTCCATATTCGTAGCTCCTTTGTTAAGCGAGTTTGTGTTGTGTGGATCCCGAAGGCATCCATTACTAATTATACAGGAAAGCATAAAGGAGGGGGGTACGGTGACCCCCCTTTTCGGTAGCGTTTTCCGAATGTAGCGTATCGCGCACGAATCGCGTTACACAGTTATTTAGGAGGTTGCCACAATTTTGGACTGATTTTGCCATCAGATTGATCAAATCTAACAAAATCTTTACCATACTTGTCCCAGTAATAGTCAAATAGATCGACAGTTTTAGTACACATTGCAATGTCGTACTTACGAAACCCACCCGACTTATACTCTACAAGATATGCTGTGTAAGGAAGAGTAGGATCTTTTGCTTTATCAGGATCACAATCTTCGTGGAGGAGTCTTACTCTATTTTTTGCCATCTATTTTTTAGTAATGAATGCGCTTTGTCCTGCAGGTGGTAAGGTCAGTGCCAACATAGACACCAGAGAATAACGAACGTGATCGTCAGGATATTTAGAATGATCGTATACTGCAGTATGGAAAATAGATCCCTTGTAACCAGAGACACTATTAAATGATGCAGGCACAACACCTTCTAAGTTATACACATCATCGCCTTGGAATGATACCCAATCATCAGGGACACCAGCACCGATACGATTGATGTCCATTGTACTAGAAATGGTTGACGGTGTGAGACCAGACTTCTTCTCCATATCTCTCACGTCCATCCACTTCTGCCCCCTCACATTGATGGAGAACATAGCAGTTCCCTCACCCTCTACAAGGTCATCAGAAAGGAACAGGTTGAACGCAAAGTCACCTGGGTCAACGTGGGGTCTATAGTTACTGTCCATCGCCTTCATACCCTTCCAGAAGACGTTGCAGTAGCAACAGAAGTCTTGCCAGGCGATGTCCTTGGTATAAATTCTGTGGTGGAACAGCAGACTCCTGAGGTACAGAGCATAAGGTTGAACCCATTCATTAGCAATGGGTTGCTGCATACCAGGAGCACCTGTCTTATCAGGAATCAGATTGTTGGTACCCGCAATGCAAGCAGACTCAATCAAAAAATTCCTAACATCGTAGGGATTCATTAGCACATCTTCCACAATAATGTATTTGTATTGTGGAAAGTTAGGACTAATAGTTTCAATATACTCCTTACGGTTTGGATTTAACTCAAAGAGTTTTTCCAGTTTGTTTGGAGTGATGATCTTATGATCAAAATCACTAAGACTAAGCATAATTAAGTTTCAGTAGTTTTCCTCTTCCCGATGTTGTACTTAGATTCGAGAATCCACTCGTTCTTTTCTTTGAAAGCAAGAACTTTAATCTGATTCAAAGGAGCAATGTTTTCAATTTGCTCAGGACTAACAATAGAAAGCAATCCCCAGTCGGATAACAACTGAGCAATTCTATTTCTACGTTGAACATCATTGATACTCAAATTTGTTTGCTTCCCATCGAGAGCAAACAACTCTTTGAAGTGCACGATGTAATACTTACCACGCTTATGCAGAATGTGGCAAGATTGATAGATCTTTTTCTCTTTGCGTGAGGCGACGCCAATACGTGTCAAAGTTTCACGAACCTTCAGAAAATCATCAGGTTCTTTAAGAGCAACTTCGACCATCTGTTGCTCATCCCATTGTACAAATTCTTCGCTCATTTACTACCACCAGTATCGGTTAACGATCGTATCTCAGCAATCTGAGAAGTGGTCAAAACCGCTAGTGCTTGCCTTGCTTTCTCATTACTATAACCGTAGTAACGTTTAACAATTTCAAGATCATCAAGTTTTGACTGTTTCAACCAAGGAGAAAATCTTTTCCTAGGTCGTAAAGTATTTATGTAGTAGTCATACTGCATCTTTTTATCGAGATGATGATTGGCATTCATCTCATTCGCGTGCAGCACTGCATCAATGTGACTAGACAGACACTTATTGATTACAAATGGCGGATAGTTTTTATGGTCGTCTGGATCCCAGATGTCTTTTTTAGACTGGTTAATGGAATACAGGTAGTCTTTGAGTTCCAATGTCGAATCACTCCACTAATAATAAAAAGGTTAGTAACCAAGTAAGACACAAAAATAAGGGTGCGTATGCCAGCGATAGTATCAGCCTCTCGGTCTGTGCGTCCATACTTCTCACCTAATGCCTTAGCCCAGATTCGCCACATTCACAGTTTTCC